ATAATTACAGTTTATTCTACTCCGTCTATTGACGAATATGGTAAAAATCAGTTTTCAGCTGGAGTAGTTTATAAATGTAGATTTGTAGAAAAAACTAAAGTAATTTTAGGACCAACAGGAGAAAATATAACATCAGAAGCAGAAGTATGGTTTGGACCAGATACAGATGTGGTTCTTGATGATAAATTACTATATGGAACTCAAGGGTATAGAGTAGTCCAAATAATTAAACAAAGAAATATGTCTAAAGTTAAATTTATTAAGTGTTTATTAGAAAGATATGAAATTTAATTGTTAACAAAAAATTATGAAAGTAACAGTTGAATTAAATACTTCAAAATACTTAAAATTGCTTGACAATATCAACAAAAAATTGGATAATACATCTGAAAGAGCTTTGCAAAGAATGGGACAAGAATTATTAAAAAAATCTAAATTAGAAGTTCCGATTGATACTGGAAAATTAAAATCAAGTGGTAAAGTTAAAAGTAGTAAAAAAGATGAAGTAACAGTTGGTTATTATACAAAATATGCAGCAATTATTCACGAGAAAAAGAGTTTAAATCTAAAAAATGGTAAAGAAAAATACCTTGAAGACCCACTTAAAAATAATTTAAGCCTTTGGCAAAAGATATTTGCTGAAGAATTAGGAAAAATTTTATGAAAATGAGTATAGATGATATAGCTAATGAAATAATTAGTAATATAACAGGATTAACACTTGGAATTAATATTTTTAAAGGTTTTATGCCAGAAAAGCCAGATAATTGTGTTTTATTACTTGACACTGGAGGAGCAGAACCAGACCAATATTTACCAACAGGAAAGCCTACTTTTCAGATATTAGTTAGAAATAAAAGTTATGAAACTGGTTATGAATTAATTCAATCAATAGTTAATTTATTACATCAAAAAATACAATATTCACAAAAATCACTAGAAAACTGATAAAAATAAT